CTATTGGGGGCGAATTGGGGGCGGACTTGAAAAGAGAGAATCGAATTTGTCGGCTGCTGCTCGGTCAGCTGATTGGAGGGCATGGCCGTAGATGTTCATGGTAGTGCCGATATTGCCGTGACCTAACCGTTCTGAGATTATCTTTGCATGAACCCCCTGGTTGATCAATATTGTAGCTGAGGTATGTCTAAGATCGTGAAATCGGATATACCTCAGCTTATTCTTTTTTAGAAAATCCCGGAACCAAAGATAAGGCCGCTCATGGTGGAAGGCCTTGCCTCCCGGATGCGAGAATACGAAGAAATATTCCCCTCCCTGCCAGGAATTACCGAAATCCTCACGTTCACGTAACCTTGTTTCATAAAATTCTTTCAGATCACTAAGTAGGGATCCTGGAACGGATACCTTTCTTATTGCATTTTTGGTTTTTGGTTCTTTTACATGTGGGATCCCTGCTTTTGTAATTGAAACGCTTTGTTGAACATTGATAATCCCTTTTTCAAGATCAACATGCTTCCATTCAAGACCTAAAAGCTCACCGCGGCGAAGGCCAGTTGTTACCGCGAGCGACACAAATAGTCTCCAGTGGATAGGCTCGTTTTCCAGAGCGCTCAACATTTTCATAACCTCTTCCTCATTATAGGGGGTATTTCGTTTGCTAATCACTTTAGGTTTTTGTACTGAAGCTACCGGGTTTTCCTTAATCACCTTCCATTCGACCGCACGAGAAAAGATATTCTTTAGAACTCTGTGATTCATTTGAATCGTTCCAGACGCTAAGGTCCCGCCGTCTTTACGCACACCTGGCTCGCTTAAACGTTTCAGAAAATCAATAATGTGGAGCGGTCTAATCTGATCCAAACGCTTTTCCTTGAACACTGGTAGGATGTGTTTTTCTAAATTAACTTCGTAGGAGTATAAAGTCTTCTCCTCTAAATGCTCTGCTGCATATTTGTCTCTCCACTCTTCAACAAAGGCACCAAAGGTCATTTTTTCCGGGGCGATGTACTCTCCGGATTCGACTTCGATCTTAAACTTGATAAGCTCCTCTTCGAGATACGCTTCTAACTTTTTCTTAGTCTTGAGTAGTGCTTTGTCTTCAATTTTTATCGTTTTGTATCTGCGGTCACGAGACCCGTCTGCCTTATCGCCTACATCTACCACTAAACGCCAAGAACTCTCTCCCCGTTTTTCTTTGTAAGCCATTTTAATCCAAACCTCCAAACATATGTTCTGTTTATATGTATAGTAAACAGCCTTACAGCTGGAAAGCGCAAAGTTTAGTAATAGATATGAAATATTTCAGGGATCCCGCATCGAATCAAAAACTGCTTTTTAGTCTCGTATGGTTCTGGAGAATTATGGCCAATTAAAAGATGTACGGCTAGTCGGTGCGCTTGACGCTCGATCTTATCCACTGAGAAAAGAGTGTTTTTTCGTAAGAAAGGTGTATTGATCCCTGAATGAAGGACAGCATGCCCTAACTCGTGTGCTCCTGTATAAATTGCTAGTTCTTGGCTAAGTCGATTGTTAATGTGAATTACGGGAATACGGTTGGTGTGAGAGTAATACCCCCAGATCTGCTTCCCCAAATCTTCGAATAGAACCACGATGTTTCTCTCGTTAGCTATGTCTAATGGTGAATTGGTACCGTGAGTCAAAATGAGTTCTCGAGCTTTTTTTTGTTCAGCCATCTCGACGCCCCCGGGAAAATCATTTTCGATATTTGTTTGGTGTGAATTTCTTCTTCGCCATTTCACGCGACATTCGTAGAGTGTTCTCTATGGAAATACGGAGAAGTTCTCTGTCCTCTTCGTCCATTGGCTCTCCCATAAAAGATAGGGACGAGTCAGAGTCGAGATCATTCATCATGGCCTCAAGTTTTTTAGCGATGTCCCGTTCGTCTTTTTCGGTTAATTCGTAATACTTTTTGCCATTTTCCTTGTCCCTGACATCAGACCGCCCCATTATATAATCGACGTTTGTATCAAAAAGGTCGGCCATGATATCCAACTTATCACTCGGGATATTTGTAATTTGCCCACGTTCGTAGTTAGAAATATTAGCACGATTCACTCCAAGTTTCTCAGCTAGCTCGTCCTGGGTCATTCCTTTTTGTAACCGGAGTTCTTTAATCCTAGAGCCCATAATATTCATTTTCAAAAGTCCTTTCAAAAAGAAAATTGTAATTACTACTTGCGTAATTGATAATTACGTGGTAATCTACAATTACGAAACGAACAGGAGGTGAAACTGATGATCAAGGAAAGCCCAAAGCCTCGAATTACATTGATAAACTTAAGAAAGCAAAAAGGTAGTCAACGTAAGGTTGCTTCAGATTTAGACATTACTGACACTTATCTTCGAATGTTGGAGAAAGGTCAGGCTACACCTAGTGTCGATCTACTGTTCAAGACCGCTCACTACTTTGGTACTGACGTTTATTCATGTTGGCCAGATCTTTCGGGAGATCGGCCAGATCGAAGCTCTGAGAACAGTATACAACGTAACTAGTAGTTACGCAACTAGTAATTACTAATGTTCCATTTTTTTTTTTGATTTCATAGTAATTGACAATTACTAATTAGGGGGTGAGGCATCGTGACGGCAATCGAACAGGCCATTGCTCAGATTGTTGCCGAGCAGGTTGCCCTTGCTGAAAAAAGGATTATGGAGCGATTAGCATCGGCGAATGATCGAGATCTTTCCTTTTCTGAAACTTGCGATTACCTTAACATGTCATCCTACTCATTAAAGCGTTTGTGTTCGGCCAAGAAAATACCACATAGAGTGGTTGGTTCCCCTGGGAGTAAAAATCCGAGATACTGGTTCAGTTTGTCTGGGTTAGAACAGTGGAAACGCGCAGAGGAAGCAAAAAATTATCAGCCAAATCAATAAGAGATCGAATAGTGAGAAAGGCGGAGTGACATGTTCGGCATCCATTCAGTGCATCGAAGGCTGGCGGAGTTAACCGAGAAAGCAGAACGCTTAGGTGGTTACAACAAGCTCAGCACGAACGAGCAAAAGGAAATAAACCATTGCCTGATAGTAAACGCCAAAATCACTCGAGAAGTTGACGAGCTGTTACAGCTATCCTTTATCGCATATCAAGCAAACGACACGGAATGGCAGATGGAGATTTGCGGGCGCCTGGATGCGCTCAGGCCAAAGTTTACCTAGTATGGGGCTTGAAAGGAGGTGAACCAGAAAGTGAACGAGACGCTTCGGAGACTGGAGCTGAAGCTAATCCGCTGGAGGCTTGAGGTCGGACGGATCGAAATCGATCCGGAAGTGCTACCGGCTGCTCTTGATTGGATCGATGGTGAAATAGCCGCTCTAGGAAATGAAAATGCAGCCTGAACGGGGTAGGAGCCGTCAGACTGCACAAATCAATCTATACTACCGCCAGTATAAGCTGGCAGAAGGGAAAACGCAATGATTAATAAGTTGAGTGTCGCTGCGCTGATCGGTCGGGAGCTCACCGATCCAGAAGCTACCGTGCTTGAATGGCTAAATGGATGGGAGTCGGCTACCAGCAGCACCGTTGCTAAACTGATTCAGGCAGCATACCAGAACGGAGCAATCGTGGCTCTATCTAGGCCTCGCTCCTCAGAGCTCAGGTGCAAAGAAACCGGAATTGTCCGCCGGATTGACGACCTTGGAAGGGTAGTTATTCCAAAGTCGATCCGGCGACCACTGGGGATAGGAGAAGGCGATCCACTTGAATTCTACACATATGAAAACTCCATCATCCTAAAGAAATACGCTCCTGGATGCTTTATTTGCAGAGAGCTAGACGATGAGAAGCTTCACGACTTCCAAAACAAACAAATTTGCGAGGCATGCATCAAATCAATCGTCGATACCCTCGAGATCAGGCAATGATCTGTTTCAAAGGTGATGAAGTGAAATTACGGTCGGGCGAGACAGGGGAAGTCCTGGACATCTGGGGCGTCGCTAGGACCTGGCACAAGATTCAGATTAGCGAAGGACGGATCATTTTCGCCATGACTGAAAATATTGAATCGATCGTAAAACGGCATAACGAAAAGGGAAAGAGATGGAGGGCACAATACAATGATTAAAATCAATAAATTGGAAATCGAGAACGTCAAGCGAGTCAAGGCCGTGAAAATCGAGCCGACTCAATCCGGACTGACTATCGTTGGCGGGAAGAATCGGCAAGGCAAAACGAGCATCCTGGACTCCATCGCCTGGGGGCTTGGCGGCAATAAATACCGACCTTCTCAAGCTGAGCGTGAAGGATCAGCTGTACCGCCTTACCTTCATATCGTCCTTTCCAATGGCCTGATCGTCGAACGGAAGGGCAAGAATTCGGACCTAAAGGTTATCGATCCGAACGGCCAGAAGGGCGGCCAACAGCTACTTGATAGCTTTGTGGAAGAGCTGGCTATCGATCTGCCGAAATTCATGAACGCTACCAGCAAAGAGAAAGCCAACATCTTGCTTCGCATCATCGGCGTCGGCAACAAGCTGCATGAACTGGAGGTCAAGGAAAAGGAACTTTACAACCAGCGCCATACCATCGGACAGATTGCAGACCAAAAGGCTAAATTTGCGAAGGAGCAGCCTTATTACCCGGACGCGCCTAAAGAGCCTATTTCGGCATCGGAGCTGATCCGGCAGCAGCAGGAGATCCTCGCCCGCAACGGCGAGAATCAGCGGAAACGGCAGCGCGTGGCCGAGATTCAGGCTGCCCATGCCAGTCAGAAGCGAGAGGTAGAGCGGTTGAAGTCCTTGCTGGACGAAGCCATTGTGAAATACGACCAGCTCGGAGCTGACCTGGAGATTGCTCAGAAGGACTCTCTTGATCTGGTTGACGAATCGACCGCTGAGCTTGAGGCTAACATCCGTCAGATTGACGAGATTAACCGGAAGGTCCGGGCAAATCTGGACAAAGACAAGGCTGAGACGGATGCCGGTGATTATCGCCAGCAATACGAGCAACTGACCACGGAGATCAATGCGATTCGCCAGCAGAAGACGGACCTTCTGGAGACTGCGAATTTGCCGTTGCCGGGACTGGCAGTTGAGGATGGCGAGCTCGTCTACAATGGGCAGAAATGGGATAACATGAGCGGCGCTGATCAGCTCCGGGTTTCCGCAGCGATTGTACGAAAATTGAAACCAGACTGCGGTTTTATCCTACTAGACAAATTGGAACAGATGGATTTAGAAACCTTGCAAGAGTTTGGCCAGTGGCTGGAACAGGAAGGACTGCAAGCCATTGCTACCCGAGTCAGCACTGGGGATGAATGCTCCATCATCATCGAAGACGGCTACGTTGCCGGAGAGGAGCAGGCTCCAGCGCCGCAACCGACACCGCCAGCAGAGCCGAAAACATGGAAAGCAGGTGAATTTTAATGTTTGAAGTTATCAGTGGCACGGTCCAGACGGCTCAAAAAGTCGTGCTCTATGGACCGGAGGGCATAGGGAAATCATCACTTGCTGCTCAGTTTCCTAATCCGGTCTTTATCGACACGGAGGGATCGACCAAGCAATTAAATGTTCAGCGACTGCCGAAGCCGTCAAGCTGGGAAATGCTCAAACAGCAAGCGCAATGGGTGAAGCATGAGGGGCCTGCTCGATTCGGCACGCTGATAATCGATACTGTAGATTGGGCCGAAATGCTTTGCGTCGAGAGCGTATGTGCATCTCACAATAAAAACGGTGTTGAAGACTTCGGATATGGCAAGGGATATATCTATGTTGCTGAGGAAATCGGGCGTTTTCTTAATCTGCTTAGTGATGTAGTTGAGGCAGGCATCCATGTTGTACTGACCGCGCATGCTCAGATCATCAAATTCGAGCAACCGGACGAAATGGGCGCGTACGATCGCTATCAGCTCAAGCTTGGAGCTAAGACCGGTTCACGTACGGCTCCACTCGTTAAAGAATGGGCCGACATTGTTCTTTTCCTTAATTACAAAACGTATTCGGTGGCTACTGATAAGGACGGCAAGAAGAACAAGGCACAAGGCGGGGCCCGCACGATGTACACCACACATCACCCCGCATGGGACGCTAAGAATCGCCATGGCCTGCCGGATGAATTGCCGCTCGATTATAGCCGAATTGCCCATATCTTTAGCCAGCCGATTCCGGCAGGGGCTCCACAACGGACACCAGCAATGCAAACACAGCCTACACAAGCAGCCACAGCACCGCAGCCGACAGAACAACCACCTGCAGCAACATCGGTACCTGAGCAGGTGCCGACAGCTCCAGCTCAGCAACCTGCTCAGCCGGAAAACCCATCACAACAGTCGGAACTGAATCCCAATATACCACGCTCGCTCCGAGATATGATGGTTCAACATGGAGTGCAGGAATATGAAATCCAGGCGGTTGTGAGTCAGAAAGGCTACTACCCGCAAGACACGCCGATACCGAATTACGATCCAGGCTTTATTGAAGGTGTGCTGGTTGCAGCTTGGCCGCAAGTGTTCGAAATGATCCAAGTAACGAGAAGCAATATTCCATTTTCTTAATTCATAACACAGGAGGAATCATACATGAGTCAAAATATTGAGCGTGAATTAGGTTGGGACGACGAGATCGAGAAGGACGGTGGGGACTTTATCGTCCTCCCGGCTGGAGACTATGACTTTACGGTAACGAAGTTTGAGCGTGGACGGTTTGCGGGCAGTGAGAAGATGCCGGCATGCAACCAGGCTAAGCTCGAATTGACGGTTCATTCCCCAGAGCACGGTGATATTGTTGTTTTCCATAACCTGTTCCTGCACACCAAAACGGAGGGGCTGCTATCCAACTTCTTCGCGGGGATCGGCCAAAAGAAAAAGGGTGAGAAGCTGCGCATGAACTGGAACGCAGTTGTAGGGGCCAAAGGACGTTTGAAGCTTGAAATTAATAGGTTCACGGGTCGAGATGGCGTGGAACGAACCAATAATCAGGTCAAAACTTTCTACGCTTATGACGAGCTTGTAGGTCAACAACCACAGCAAAATTATCAACATCAGCAACAGACATATCAACAGCCGCCACAGCAGTCATATCAGCAGCCACCGCAACAGCAACCGCCGTTCCCGACCGGACAGCAAGGCGGCAACTGGTCGACTGGCCAGTTTTAGGAGGTAACCCATGGAGCTTAGACCTTATCAACAGGCTGCTAGGGAATCCATTCAGACAGAGTGGGCAAAGGGTGTAAAGCGGACGCTGCTTGTTCTTCCGACAGGCTGCGGTAAGACGATTGTTTTTAGCAAAGTGATTGAAGATCGGGTGATCCTGGGCGAGCGCGTGCTCGTCCTGGCCCACCGGGGCGAGCTGCTGGACCAAGCGGCCGACAAGCTGGAAAAATCAACTGGATTGAAATGCGCTACGGAGAAGGCAGAGCAAACATCAATCGGAAGTTGGTACCGGGTCGTAGTTGGCAGCATCCAAACACTAATGAGGGATAAACGGTTGCGGCAATTTGCTGCAGATCATTTCGATACGATCATTATCGACGAGGCGCATCATTGCATATCAGAAAGCTATCAACGTGTCCTGCAGTATTTTGAATCAGCGAACGTCCTTGGTGTAACTGCTACACCGGACCGGGGGGATATGCGGAACCTAGGCTCTTATTTTGAAAGCCTGGCCTTTGAATACACTTTGCCAAAGGCGATCAAGGAGGGCTATCTCAGCCCGATCAAAGCCATGACGATTCCGCTAACGCTTGACCTGTCCGGGGTGGGACAGCAGGTCGGAGACTTCAAGAGTAGTGACCTGGGCACGGCATTGGATCCTTATCTTGAATCGATAGCCGCTGAAATGTGGCGAGTTGCGAAAGATCGGAAGATTGTCGTCTTCCTTCCGCTGGTGAAGACCAGTCAGAAATTCACCAACATTCTTAATGCAGTCGGGTTCCGAGCGGCTGAAGTTAACGGCGAATCACAGGACCGGGCAGAGATTTTAGAGGATTTTGACAAAGGCAAGTACAACGTCCTGTGCAACTCCATGCTTCTTACAGAAGGCTGGGACTGTCCAAGCGTGGATTGCGTAGTTGTGCTGAGGCCGACCAAGGTCCGCAGCTTATATAGCCAGATGGTCGGGCGCGGTACCCGGCTGCACCCTGGAAAAACAGAATTATTGCTGCTCGACTTCCTTTGGCATACAGAGCGCCATGAGCTTTGTCATCCGGCGCACCTCATCGCGGAGAATGAAGAGGTGGCCAAAGCCATGACCAAGCAGATCGAAGAGGCAGGAATTCCGCTCGATCTGGAGACTGTCGAGAAACAAGCGGCTGAGGATGTCATTGCTCAGCGCGAGGAAGCCCTGGCCAAACAGCTTGAAGAAATGAAGCGACGTAAGCGGCAGCTCGTGGATCCGCTGCATTTTGAAATGAGCATTCAGGCAGAAGACCTGTCCAGTTATGTGCCATCGTTCGGCTGGGAAATGGCTCCACCAAGCGAAAAGCAGATCAAGACGCTGGAGAAGCTTGGAATCATGCCGGATGAAATCGATAATGCTGGCAAGGCGACGAAGCTGCTGGAGCGACTGGACAAAAGGCGTGCCGAGGGACTGACAACACCGAAACAGATTCGATTCCTGGAGCAGCGAGGATTCCAGCATGTCGGGACTTGGTCGTTCGATTCTGCCAAGCGTTTAATCGATCGGATTGCCGGTAACGGCTGGCGCGTGCCGGAAGGTATTAACCCGAAAGAGTATCGCGGGGATTGCTAATAGAAAAAAAGCACCTGTTAAGGCGCTTCCCTGGTTATTGTCTTGAAGATGTCAACAATTACTGTGGCATAGTCTTGTTCCCAATGTTCATTCGAATCCAGACTGCTGTTCATTTCGATCGTATCACCATTCGCAATACTCAATACTAAGTGTGCGCGTGTAATGTCCTTCTCCGCGCTCATTGTGATCGACGAAATGTTGCTCAATTTGTAGTGCTTCACGGTAGCAAGTTTAAAAACGTGATTCTCCTCGACCGGATGAAAAACCATCAAAGCATTATCCGTTACAGCGATAAATTCCATATCATTTATTGAAGTTTGATCACAAATAAACTTCTTCGGATAAAAGTGTTTAATTGTTTCTACTTCCAAAATGTTAGATATGAATTCAGCCGCTGCATGTGTTGATCTCGTAAGACTTCTTGCATTCTCTTTAAACCATTGGAACGAAATCATATTCTCACCTCCCCAGCCATTGTCTCATAGGGGAAATCGACTTGCAACAATTACCAATACAAGCATCATCATAACAATGAGACCCGACTCACGGAAAGCTAGGTGAAAACCTCGGGAAGTGACGGGCAGTTAGAATAGGGAAGGACATGAGAACAACTATGGAACACAAACTTGACCTCATTGCTTTGCTAGATTATATTGATCCGTCCTTTCTCAGTTACCAGGAATGGGTCAATGTCGGCATGGCGCTGAAATATGAAGGCTACACGGCAAGTGATTGGGACGACTGGAGCAAACGGGATGGAGCAAGATACCATCCCGGGGAATGCTTCAAGAAATGGACCTCTTTCGAGGGATCGGGCAATCCGGTCACTGGTGCAACAATTACGCAGATGGCGAAGGAAAACGGATGGGTACCACGGTCTGCCGATCGCGAAGATCGCGAGCTGGGATGGGACGATGAGATATCCGGTGGCGATTATGTAGTCGTCGACAAGAATTGGATCGAAGGTAAGGAGATTCACGAACCGGCAGTATGGAATCCAGTCCAGCAGCTAACCACCTACCTTGAAACGCTTTTCGAAGCATCGGAAAACGTAGGCTATGTCGTTGATACGTGGCAAAACGATGAAGGTAAGTATCTGCCCACGAAGGGAGCCTGGGACCGAACTGCTGGCGAGCTGATCCAGCGCCTAAACGAGTGCAACGGAGATATCGGGGCAGTCCTGGGCGACTATGACCCGGCAGCCGGCGCCTGGATCCGGTTCAACCCACTCGACGGCAAGGGCGTCAAGAACGAGAACGTGACCGAGTTCCGCTATGCGCTCGTTGAGTCGGACACGATGGACATTGAAAAGCAAAACGCTATCATGCGCGAGCTGGAGCTTCCGATTGCTGTCATGGTCTATAGCGGCGGCAAGAGTCTCCACGCCATAGTTAAGGTCGATGCCGCCAATTACGAGGAATACCGTAAACGGGTGGATTACCTTTATAACGTTTGTAAGAAGAACGGCCTGAATATCGACAATCAGAATCGGAACCCGTCCCGGCTGTCTCGTATGCCTGGAATTGAGAGAAACGGCAAAAAGCAATTCATCGTGGACACCAATATCGGAAAATCGAGCTGGGCTGAGTGGCATGAGTGGATCGAGGGAGTGAATGATGATCTGCCGGATCCGGAGGGCCTAACGGATTTCTGGGATAACATGCCGGTCCTTGCACCTGCACTAATCGAAGGAGTGCTGCGACAGGGGCATAAGATGCTGATGGCCGGGCCGTCCAAGGCCGGAAAGTCGTTCGCCCTGATCGAGCTGACCATAGCGATCGCTGAGGGCATCAAATGGCTGGGCTGGCAGTGCACACAAGGCAAGGTACTGTACGTCAACCTTGAATTGGACCGTGCGAGCTGCTTGCATCGTTTCCGGGACGTATACACCGCCCTGGGACTAGAACCAGGAAACATTGGCAATATCGATATTTGGAATCTGCGCGGTAAGTCGGTACCGATGGATAAGCTGGCCCCGAAGCTGATTCGGCGGGCGGCCAAGAAGAACTATATCGCCGTCATCATTGACCCGATTTACAAAGTCCTGACTGGCGATGAGAACAGCGCGGATCAGATGGCACATTTTACGAACCAGTTTGACAAGATCGCAACGGAATTGGGATCCAGTGTTATCTACTGCCATCATCATTCTAAAGGAGCCCAAGGCGGTAAGAAGTCGATGGACCGGGCCAGCGGCAGCGGCGTGTTCGCCCGCGATCCGGACGCGCTGATCGACCTTGTCGAATTGGATGTAACGGAAGCCCTTCGGAAGCAAGAAGAAAACAAAGCCGTTTGCGAGGTATATCAGAAGCTCTTTGAAAAATTCAATCCGGCTTACCTGGAAGAGCATGTATCCCAGGATGATCTTTTAAGCGCCAAGGCCATGGAGGACCACGCCAAGCGCGCGATTCCTGATCAGATGAATGCAGCCTGGGAACACATCAAACAGGCCACCCGAAGCGTTCAGATCCGTTCAGCCTGGCGTGTGGAAGGCACGCTGCGAGAGTATCCGAAATTTGATCCGGTCAATATGTGGTTCCAGTATCCGATCCATAAGGTGGACGACGTCGGTAGCTTGAAGGACATTGAACCGGAAGGGGAGGCGCCGGCGTGGAAGAAAGCAACGAACAAACGGAAGGATTCGGCCAAGAAGGAGCGCCGGAGCAAGGCTGAAGAGTTCGAGGATGCGGTAAACAACTGCAATTACGGAGATCCGCCTACAGTCAAAGACATCATCGAATGGTACTCTTCAACTGGAAAAGAGGTTGCTGAACGCACTGTAAGGGATTGGGTGAAGAAATACGGTTACATGATTGATAAAAACAACGGTAACGTCATTGTGAAAACGGACGGCGGCGACCATGATTGATGCCGCCGAAACAAAATCCACCGTACGGCGGCGGCAATCATAAATTGATGGTTAATGCCGCCCGGCAAATATACGGTTTTTATGATTTACGCCGTTCGGCAAAATGGCGGCGGGGATTGGGTACGTCATGGTGCCCGCCGCCGGGAGGTGGCGATCACTATATAAATATATAGGGATAGGGAGTGGCGTGACGCAAGCGCCACTCCCCCTCCCCCTGAATTTATTTGAAAGTCCGCCGCCGACAAAACGAAAAATGGATGTGAGATAATGGCGACTGAATTTTTTATGCCGATGATTCCGCCGACGGCTACGCATCAGGAAAAACAAGTCTCTTGTAAAAACGATAAACCAGTTTTTTATGAGCCGGCTGATTTAAAGGCAGCTCGTGCGAAGTTGACCGCGCACTTAGCGCAGCACGTGCCTGAGAAGAAGTATAGGGGGGCACTCCGGGTGATTGTGAAATGGCTGTTCCCGATCAAAGCCGGCAGCAAGCATTACGACGGAGAATGGAAAACCACGAAGCCGGACACACACAACCTGAACAAGCTGCCGTTCGATATCATGACAGAACTTGGCTATTGGACGGATGACGCGATAGTGGCCAGCGAGATCATAGAGAAGTTTTGGGCTAACCGGCCTGGCATCTACATCCGGATCGAGGAGCTGTAAGCCTATGGATTACAAAGCTTTCTTCGCGGACGTTGAGCTCTGGATCGGCCAGGCCAACCAGGCAGCTATGCGGCACGGGATGGAGAACCCGGACTTTTGGAGATGGGTCGCCGACTCTTCTGGTGAGCTCTGCAGAAAATACCAGGAGCACCGGTTGGCGATCAAACAGATGATGATGCTGGTCGAATGGCTCGAAGAGGTTTACGAGAAGAATTCGGGGAGGAGGGAAGCCCCTTGAATATTGGTTATAACCCTCATCTCGGTTATGAGGCTGATATTGTTAAGAATTACGAGAATCTTGTTCATAAAGTGGCGAAAAGGTACCGCGTTGCGTTGAATGCCGGCCTTGATTATGAGGACCTGGTATCTGTCGGGACAATGGGGCTTATCGAGGCATTCCGAAAGTATGACCCAAGTCGTTTTAATGGGGCTGTTAACTCGTTTATCACCCTTGCGTATCCAGCTATACAAGGGAGAATTCAGAATTTTCTAAGGGATAAGCGTTACCTTGTGAAGATTCCCAGGACCCTACAAAGCAAAGCAAACATGATTCGCAGGGAAGGCTGGGGCGACGATCGCCCAGAAACGATTGCGGAAAAGACAGGGTGGAAGCTTGCAGATGTTCGTAGTGCTCTGGAGCTTTTGGATGGATGGTCACCGTCTTCGCTAGACCGTCCTATGGCAGTCACATATAAGGGCGATGAGGAAATCACAATGCTTGATATTATACCCAGCAATACCGATTTTTCAGATATCTACATCCAGGAATTCATGTCTCTACTGGATCCTCGTGAAAGAAAGTTGCTTCGGTTGCGGCTACAAGATCAAACTCAACGTCAGATTGCCCAAGCAATCGGGATATCACAAGTACAAGCAGGACGAATTTTGAAGCAGATTGGCATTAAATTTATTCAGTACCAGGCAGGTACGTTGAAACAGGAGGATACGCAAATGGGTCGAGGACGTAGCAATATGGGCGGAAATATTGAATGGTTCGTTGATGAGGGGGTTTCAACTACTCCTACGATTGGGCTGAATGGCCATGGGATCCACCTTAATAAAAGGGCCGTTCATGAAATGGGTTGCAAGGCAGGTCAGTGTCTGCAGGTGGGTTACGATCCCGAAGGGAATCGACTCGTGATGCAAGTCGCGAATAAAGGGCTTCAGCTCCGAACCCAGAGCGGCGACAACGGCGGCCTACGGCTGATCAATAAGCGCTTATCTGCCTGGCTCAATCAAAAGAAGGTGACGACTAAACGTTATGCGCTACAGGTAGATACAGAACGAGATCTCTTTTACATCCAGTTGGAAAGCCATGCATAAGCCTGATCCGATTTTTCAAGATATTCCTTGGGATTTGATATATGACGATAACGGCGAGCTGATCGGCGAGATCTATTTGATCTTGCCGGATCCCCCACTGCCGAATAAACGAGTAGGTAGGTGAATCAAATGAAACCTGAAAAAGTAGATAAAAAGCAACTTCACAAGTTGTTCCTTGCAGGTAAACCGATAAAAGAAATTGCGCTGGAGCTCGGCAGCACATCGGGATCCATCCGGACGATGATCTATCATGAACGCTTGCGCAATCCCCTCGATTGGCCGCAACGGGTAAATTATTCGGGCAAGCCAGATTTGCCCCTGTTGATGATGCATGGCTATGAGTGCACCGAATGCGCTGCAATGTTTGCTGTTGAGGATGATATGGATATAGATCACTCCGTTACCGTTTGTCCGATCTGTCAGAGCGAAGATGTAGAGGATGTAGGATACGGAAAATTTGTAGTTACTTCTGGTGTGATGATGCGTGATGCATAGACGAGGGGGCGACGAAGGATGGCGGAGCCGAATCCAATGGACGAGATCTTGAAAATATCAGCTCGGCTACCCCAAGTAGTCCTGGAGGACATTAACAAGCGTATAGGCGACTGGATGGCGATGGGCGGTAATTATACGGATCCATACATTAAGCAGCAGCTTCGGTTTGCACGAAGATTTGTGGAGAATGATGAACATGAACGTTGAACGGAGGGCGGATCAGTGAGCAATCAAACTAAATTGAGAAGGGGAACCTTCCTCCATGTTGAATCGGAGCTTTATGCCTATCACGATACCCGGAAAGAGATAATTCGCTTGAAGAACGAAATTTTGTACTGCAGCGGATCAGGAGATGACGAGAATGTCGGCGGCGGCCGGAGCAATCTTCCAGGAGATCCGACGGGTCGAACAGCTGTATTACTGACGACACATAAAAAGCTTGAGCAGCTGCAAGCGATTTCTGATGCGATCGAAGCTGTATACGGGGCTCTTGGTCCAGATAAACAGCGATTGATTCGACTGAGGTACTGGACAAGGCCGCAGACATTGACCTGGGAGGGAATCGCAAAGGAGATCCCGGCACATCGGGCGACTGTGATCCGCTGGCGAGATGAGATCATTCGAATGATCGCAGAAAGAATAGGTTGGAGATGACATGCAACTCTGATGCGACTTTTGGCCTCAAAATCCGTGCTATTATGATAGTGTGCAAATGATGTATCGAGGCGGTCGGCAATGGACCACCCGCACCGTTAGGCGGCCGCCTCGCAATAACCGGATGTAGTGTAGCTGGGTAGCACGCTTGCCTTGGGAGCAAGTAGTGTAGGTTCAAATCCTGCCGTTCGGATTTATTCATATCTTTTCATCTCCCCTTTTTGCCGTCTCGGATCGAGGCGGTATTTTCTTTGCAGGAAATATCTCCCTTAATGTCGAAATTAGTAGTTGAACAGATATAAAGGGAGATGGGAGAGCAAATGGAATTATCTGAGGGACTAAATATATTGATACAGGAAAAAGTAATTCTGGCAATAATTTCTGGAATTGGTGCGTCGCTTTTTACTTTTTTACTTTCATCATTCCTCACAGTTTACATCTCTATAAGAGACAATAAGAAAAATAATCGCGCTTTTTTAAGTTTCGAGGAGAAAGAAGCAAGGTATGATACGTATCCGCTGACTAAAGAATCGCCAAGTAAAGTAATTGAAACAGAAGATTATAAACGGTTACTTAGAAATATTGCTTTGAATAAAGCGGTAGGGGAAGAGCATGATTACAATGTCACGTTTGGAGAGATTAAAAATCTTGGCCCTGGAACAGCAATCCAGCTAAGAATTGGATTCAGACTTATTCTAACTGACTCCCCAACTGAAGAAGGGTGGAGAGTAGATGTTAATGTTCCAATCCTAGAAAAAGGGGAGCGAGTCCTTGTACCATTATTAAAATTTGACAGATATCAGCAGAATTTTTATATTGCCGATGCTGAGATCAGTTACATTACACAAGCAAATGAAAAGATGAAATTAGAATACAGTTCCCGAAAAAGTAAGGAACAATCTGAGGTATTAGATACAAATGAAGTGCTTTTGTATAGACAGCTATTTATATACCGAAAGCTTTATAAGTCCAAGATACAGAGCTCAAGATGGGTGATTTTTTATGAAAAATAGTTGGATTATTCAGTCGCCATTGGCGGCTTTTTCCATTCTCTGAGAGGATGATTCATTGTGGATCCGCAAATCGAAAACAATTTTAAATACCACGCCCCGAAGCCAGGGCAACCAGAGATCTACCAGCAGATCCGGGAGAAAGCGAAGGAGCTGGCGTACCTGATCGACGAGCTGGCACCGAATAGCCGCGAGAAAGCGCTGGCCATGACTAACTTGGAGCAGTCGGTATTCTGGGCGAATGCGGCTATAGCCAGAAATTAAAAAGAGACCCGCCAGATATGACGGGTCAATCGAGAGTGGACATTACCGCGTCCACTTTTTCTTTGATTTCGGGTCGCCGTTCCGCGTATTCCTGGAAGGCTTCCTGAAGAAGTGCACGCTGATCCGTCTCGGTCACGAAAGCCCAGGTACGGAGCAGTTTTACAAATTCATCAGGAAAGCGAAACGATAACGGCTTGTTTGACATAAACATTACCTCCTGTTCTTCAATGCTTGGAACAGTGCGGCCAGTGAAACGACTAGGGCAGCAACAGCGATGACAAGGGTTAGTGTTTCCATTGTGCGGTGCCTCCTATTTTTCGTAAATTATATTTTACAAAAAAGAATGAAGAGGGTAAGATAAGCATAAGATGATAGGGTGCAGGGCGGGGATTTCTCCCCGTTCCTGCGGTGTCTCGGCCTCTTACGGTGCTAGCGTAAGGGGCTTTTACTTTAGCCTCCGGCCATTCCGTTTGGACGCTTGGTAGTTAAGCCAAGCCGTTGCCAAGTTCGTGATAGCCGTTAGCAGAAGTACGATTTCAAGCAACCCCATCGCCTTATCCTCCTTTCCGGAGTGCTTACCGCACCCTCTATAAATATAATAACACGATAATGTATTTCTGTCAATACAACAATACAATTTATATAAACTATTTTTGAGGCGCCTATCACTAGGTGTCTTTTTTCGTTTATTTCAAAACCAACACAACGCCGGGGGTGGTGATCGTGTAAATGGCGGAAGCAAGAATTTCAGCAGAACAGGATTACGTCAATGGCATGAAATACAAGGAGATTGCTGAGAAATACGGCGTTTCCCTGAATACGGTCAAGAGCTGGAAACAACGGTATGGCTGGGAGCGAAAAAAGGGTGCACACAAACCGGAAGGGGTGCACACAAATAAAGGCGGCGCGCCAAAGGGTAACAAGAACGCTGTCGGGAATCGCGGCGGCCCAGGCGGCCCTCCTGGCAATGATAAGGCCGTAACGCATGGTTTCTTCCGGAAATACCTGCCGGCTGACTCCTTGGAGATCATGGAGCAGCTGCAGACCAAGGCGCCTCTTGACATCGTTTGGGAAAACATCATGATCCAGTATACGGCCATCATCCGGGCCCAGCAGATTATGTACGTCCGGGACCGGGACGACAAAACGGTCGAAAAGATCGAGGAAAAGGACGGCAACGTCATCGGGGAACGCTGGGAAGTGCAACAGGCTTGGGACAAACAGGCGACCTTCCTGCAGGCCCAGAGCCGGGCTATGGGGACACTTCAAAGCCTGATCAAACAATATGACGAGCTCCTGAAGACGGAGCTGGCAACCGAAGAGCAGGAGCTGCGGATCGCCAGGCTGAAGCTGGAAGTAAAAGACCTGCGTGGAGATTCAGATAGTGATGCACATGCTCAAGGCGGCGGTTATGCCGAAGCGCTGAACGCACAGGCTGCAGATGTGTTTGCCGATGAGGTGGATCATGGCGAAGAGACGTAAAAAGACTACCTCCTTCAAATTTAAGCCGTTCAGTCGTAAACAAAAGAAGCTCCTCATGTGGTGGACCGACAACAGCCCTTATCGGGAGTACGATATGGTTGTGGCTGAAGGGGCGATCAGATCCGGCAAGACCATCGCTATGATCGATTCATTTATCACTTGGTCGCTCGATAAACACCGAGATCAGAATTTCATCATAGCTGGTAAGTCGATGGGTGCCCTAAAGCGTAACGTTTTAGAGCCTATGTTTCAAATCTTGACGGCCAAAGGCATTGACTACCACTATCACCGGTCTGAAAACCCGCACGTCGTAATCGGGACGAACACCTATTATCTATTCGGTGCGAACAACGAATCGAGCCAGGACGTGCTGCAGGGTTTGACAGCTGCCGGCGCTTATCTCGATGAAGTCGCTCTGTTCCCGCAGTCGTTTGTTGATCAGGCCATCGGACGTTGCTCAGCTGAGACCGATGGCAATAGTGCGAAGATCTTCTTTAACTGTAACCCAGGTGGGCCTTACCACTGGTTCAAACTTGAGTATATCGACAAGGCAAAGGAAAAGAAGATTTATGTCCTGCATTTTTCGATGGAGGATAACTTGTCGTTGTCTCAAAAAGTTAAAGAGCGTTTTTATCGCATGTTCTCCGGCGTGTTCTTCAAGCGGTACATCCTGGGTTTGTGGGTCATGGCTGAGGGCGTCATATACGATATGTTCGACCGCGACAAGCATGTTGTACCGGCCGAGGATCGTCCTTATACGCAGTATTACGTCAGCTGCGACTATGGAACGCAGAACCCGACGACCTTCGGGCTGTGGGGCCTAAGCAGAGGCGTCTGGTACAAAGTCAAAGAGTACCACTATGACGGCCGCGCCAGTAGCCGGCAGAAGACGGATGAGGAATACTGCGACGATCTCATAGAGTTTGTGGGCGATCTCAAGCTACAAGGTGTGATCGTTGACCCTAGTGCAGCATCGTTTATTGCTGCTCTGAAAAAGAGGAGAAGATTCCGCGTGGTTCAGGCTGTCAATGATGTGATCGACGGGATCCGCAACGTGGCATCTGCCTTGAGCGAAGGACTGATCAAATATAACGATTGCTGCACTGAGACGTTCCGGGAATTCAGTTCCTATGTCTGGGACGAGAAGGCGGCAGCGCGCGGCGAAGATAAGCCACTAAAGGAGAACGATCATCAGATGGACGGTGATCGATATTTCGTCAATACGGTCGTCAAACGTAAAAATGGAATTTCGATATTGAAGTGAGGTGAGAGAGTGTTCACAAACAGGTTGCAGGAGATCGAGGAGATCATAGCCGGCAATGCCCCAATGTCGCTAGTTGAGATCATTGAGGAAGAAATCAAGGAATTTAAACAAACGGATCAGTATCAGATCATGGTCGAGGCTGAACGATACTATCGGAACCGATCAGACATCCAGAGAAAAACGAACGATTTCAAAAACCGATCTAACGTTAAAATGGAGCATCCGATACTTAAAAAGCTTGTGGATCAAAAAGCGAACTATTTGCTAGCCAAGCCTTTTACGGTGGAGAGTGAGAGCAAGCCATATGCGGATGCCTTGAATGAGTTGTTTGACCAAGAATTCCGACGTAAGATCAAGAGCCTAGGCAAAGGCGCTGTAAAGTCTGGTATTGCATACCTTGCGCCGTATTTTACGGAAGACAAAATCAAATTTATGAGGTTGCCGTCTACCGAGGTGATACCGTTATGGGCTGATGCAGAACGTACAGAAATGGGGGCCTATATCCGGTTCTACGATCAAATTGTCTATGAGGGCAAAACGAAAAAGACGGTAATGCGAGTAGAGTATTGGGACACAACGGGCGTTAAGCGCTTCGTCAATAATGGACCTGGCACAAGTCTAATACCGGATACGGATATGGGGGCAAAGGAGTCACATTTCAGCTTAAACGGGGTGCCATATAATTTCTCAGTCGTTCCGATTGCTTGGCTCAAATACAACGAGGAAGAGCTCCCTTTGCAATACTTCATCAAGGACTTGATAGATGATATAAACTGGCAGTCATCCGTTACATCCGATGTTTTACGTGATGTTGCTAAATTCATCTATATATTAAAAGATTACGGAGGCACGGACTTAGATCAGTTTGTCCGTGAGTTGCGAGAGAGCTTGGCAATCAAGGTTGAAGGCACCGGAGGAGTAGACAAGCTGCAGGCTGAAATAAACATCGACGCGGTAATGAAATTTCTGGATAAAAACCGTCGTGATTTATTCGACTTTGCCAGCGGAGTAGACACCAAGGATCCAGACTTGGGTAATGCAAGCGGTACGGCCATTAACTTTAGATACATGGACTTGGATACAGATTGTACTTCGTTAGCTGCGGAGCTGCAAGACACCTTCTTACGCATGAAGGTGTTTTTTGATGTTTATCTGCATGCTATTGGCAGGGGGGATTTTAGCAGTGAGACATTCAGTATCACCTTTAATGCCGACATGCCGGTGAATGAGACTGACATCATTAACAATATCCGCAACAGCGAGGGCATTATCTCTAAACGGACGCAGTTGGCTTACCATCCATGGGTTCAAGACGTCGATCTAGAGCTTAAGCAGAAAAAAGAAGAAGAGGCCGAGGATCAAAAACGATTTGATCAAGGCCAGTATGAAGGTCTGGAAGATGAGACGCCATGAGGTCACAGGAATATTGGCGTAAACGTGCCGAACAAGTCGCTCACAGGCAATTCGAGAAATCAGATCGGTATGCGGCAGAGCTTACTCGGGAATATGAGCTAGCGTTGAGATCCATTCAACAGGACCTCGACTCCTTTTACTCGCGCTTCGCTGCGAACAACGAGGTCAGTATGGCCGAAGCAAAACGGCTCCTGACGGCTGGTGAGCTGGCTGAGTTCAAGATGACGCTTAGCGAATTCCGGAAGAAGGCCAAGAACAATGCAGACGGCCAATGGACCAAAGAGCTTGATAACGTATATTATCGGACCCGTGTGACCCGCCTGGAGGCGCTGCAGCTTCAGATCAGGCAACAGATCGAATTGGTGGCCGCAAGCCAGCAGACGGGCACCACGAAGCTCCTGGGCGATATTTACGAGGACACCTATCACCGTACCCTGTATGAGCTCAACAAAGAACACGGGATCCTAGCCTCGTTTGCTCGGGCAGACAAGGAAGCCGTGGAGGAAGTCATCAGCCGGCCATGGTACGGGAAGAATTACAGCTCCCGGATCTGGAGCGATCGCGATAAGCTACTTCGGGAGCTCCGGACAGCCTTGAGTCAATCCTTCATACGTGGTGACAGTGTCGACAAGGTGAGCAAGCTGCTTGCTAAGAGGATGGATGTAGCCATCTCCACTGCCGAAAGACTGGTATCCACGGAGAGCGCGCACATCATCAACGAGGCGACCGCTGACGGATACAAGAATAGCGGCGTCGTGCAGCAGTATGAGATCCTGGCGACACTGGACAGCCGGACCAGTGAGACATGTCGGACTATGGACGGCAAGGTATTCAAATTGAGTGAGCGCGAGGTGAGCGTCAACTATCCACCGTTTCACGCCCGCTGCCGGACTACGGTAACGGCCTATTTCGATGACGAAGAAGACCCAGGCAAACGAATCGCGAAGGACCACACGGGCAAACGGATCTATATTCCGGCCAACATGAAATACGAGGATTGGAAAAAGGAATACATCGATACGCCTGGAGAATAGCTGGCACTCTCGAATTCACGAGGGTGCTTTTATTTTGCCCTGTCGCACGGCGTAAAACTAGGCATACTCGCAGCCGGAGTATATCGGCTGACTCCCGTAGCTGGAGAGCAGCTATAAAAATCTATGGAGGATGATGATAAATGGATTGGTTGAAGGAACTGCTGAAGAATGCCGGGCTGGATGAATCGAAGATCGATGGGGTGATCGGTGATGTGAACAAGGAGCTGCCGAAGCATTTTGTTCCGAAGTCACAATATAACGATGTCGTCGATGCCCGTAAAAAAGCGGAAAAGGAGGTGACGGATCGAGATAAGCAGCTCGCCGATCTGAAGGAAGCAGCAAAAGGCAACGAGGATCTGCAGGCACAAATCAAGAAGCTCCAGGACGATAACAAGACGGCCAAGGAAAAGTATGAGGCAGAGCTGAAGGATCTGCAGCTGACAACAGCGCTCAAGCTGGCGCTTGGCTCGGATGTACACGATGCCGACTATGCGATCTCGCAGTTGGATAAATCGAAAATTGAGATCGGCGAGGACGGCAGCATCAAGGCCGGCCTTGAGGATCAGGTGAAGAGTCTTCGTGAATCGAAGGCTTTTTTGTTTAAGCCTGAAACCCCCGGCGCCACATTCAAGGGAGCGAAGCCGGCGGAAGGCGGCAGCGGTGGAGGCGCAGTAGATCCGGTTGCCGCTGAAATTTCTAGTATCTTTTCACAACGATAACAAGGAGATGAATGTAAATGCCTATTAACACATTGGAATATGCAAAACTATTTCAAACCGAATTGGATAAACAAATCGCACAGCAAGCGACATCCGGATGGATGGAAAGCAACGCCGGCCAGGTCATTTATAACGGTGGTAATGAAATTAAGATTCCAGATGTAGTTGTCCAAGGCTTGGCTGACTATGACCGTGATACCGGATTTGTTCAGGGTTCCGTAACTTACAAGTACCAAACCCACACGCTGACACAGGATCGCGGCCGTACTTTCCAGCTGGATTCTATGGATGTAAACGAAACGAACTTTGGGGCTTCTGCCGCTAATGTCATGAGCGAGTTCCAGCGGCTCCAGGTCATCCCGGAAATTGATGCATACCGCTATAGCCTGATTGCGGCCAAAGCGGAGGCAGCTGGTAAATCCCGGACTTATACACCTGCAGAAAGCACCATCGTGACAGAGCTGTTCAAAGATATTTTCGACCTGGCGGATATGGGGGTCGATTTGAGCCAGCTGGTCATCTCCATTGCTTTTCCGGCTTATGGCGTGCTGACGGGGAACACACAAATCCAGAAGCGGATCGATGTTGGCCAGTTTGCACAAGGCGGCATCAATCTTCAAATTAAGATGCTGGACGGCATTCCGCTGATCCCTGTATCCTCCAACCGGATGAAAGCAGCGTATGTCTTTAATGACGGTGAGACGGCTGGCCAGGAGGCTGGGGGATTTGTGCCGGCGGTTGACGCGAAGAGCGTAAACTGGATCATTTCGCCACGTTCTGCGCCGATCGGTATCAGCAAAACGGACAAGGTAAGGATCTTTACCCCGGATGAGAACCAGAAGGCCGATGCATGGAAATTGGATTATCGGAAGTATCACGATCTGATCATTCCGGATAACAAAACCGCGGCATTCCGCGTGACGACAGGAGGCTAATACCTATGAGCAATATTACTCTGAAAAGATTGAATGTTGTTAAAGTGGTGGACTCCGAAACGAAGGCAAAGGCCTTGGAGTCCAAAGGCTTCAAACGAATTGAAATCGAGGAAGCTGACGGTAAGAAAAGCAAAAAAGACGAGAAGTAGGTGCCGGCGATGTTGAATGAAGCCGTAGCTGAGATTATCAAGCAGCGCTACAAGCTCCCGGAATCATTGGATAACCTGGTTCGGTCCTACATTGACGAATCCGGACTGCACATCATGAACTACCTGGGCCTGGACTCCATCGAGGAGATCCCGGCCGCTCTTAAATATGTTTGGGCCAACATTGCGATGGCAGCCTTCAAGGCCGATCAGTCCCATTTGGAAGAGCTGGATGATCTATTGTCGGGTGCTATCGACCTGAAGATTGGGGACACCTCGGTGAAGACATCGACGGGCGGATCCTCTGGGGGCGGCTCGGTGGCTGCCGGTGTCAGGGCCTACAGCTCGGATCTGAACCGGTACCGGAAGCTGAGGTGGTAAGCAATGAGCAGAATACGGCGATACCGTAAGATCGTGGAGAAGACCTACACGGACCGGGTAACGATTCAGCGGTACGGGGAATACGAAACCGGTTGGGGCGAAACCAAATTCGGTTTGATTACTGTCTATGCTGACGTTCCTTGTCGGCTGTCTCAGACCGGGCTTCCTCGAAACGGCCAGACAGAAGCAGAAAACCGGATCGATTACGATGTTAAGCTATTCATCGCTCCAGAGGTTGAGATCCTTCAAGGCGACGAGCTTCAAGTTACCCGGCAAGGCAGGTCGTATCACTTTACGGCCGGCGAACCCTTTCCGTCTTACTCGACTCACCAGGAAGTCAATCTAACCCGAAAGGACCGAGCCTGATGCCGAGATTGGGAAGCTTCGACTTTGACGAATTTGAGAAGATGGCCAAGTCGTTCAAGAAGGCCCTGGACGAGAGAGTCATCGATCGATTCATCCAGGATTTCCTTCTGGAAATGGCCTACCGTGCTGAACGCAAGGTCAAGAAGCGCACGCCGGTAGACTCGGGGGAGCTGAGACGAAACTGGCGGGTTGGAAGAGTGATCCGCCAAGGTAGTTCGTATGTCGTTGAGATCTACAACAATACGGAGTATGCATCCTTCGTTGAATATGGCCATCGGAACCGGGATAAAACGGAGTGGGTTGAAGGGCGGTTTATGATGACCATCTCCATGAAGCAAATCGAGAGGGATCTGCCGGCCTACCTGGAGCGAAGGCAAGCGGAACTATTAAATCAAATCATGAACGGCCGTGGGCCAAGACGGTGAGGTGAGGGCATGGATTCCGAGCGTTTAACACATGCCGTCATGAATAAGCTGAAGACAACCTTCGGCTGGAAGGTATACGGGAAGAACAGGCAGGGCTTAATTGAGCCCTGCTTTATTGTGCTGCTTCTGAATGCCGCCCATGGTCGGATCCAGGGGCGACGTTACCAACAAAGCCATTCGTTCGATGTGCATTACTTCTCAGTCTCGAACGAAGATTTCATGACCGTAGCTAGCCAGCTGCTGGACGTCCTGGAGTGGGTTGAGATGGACGGCATGAAGTTTAGAGGTACCGGCATGAATTACGAGGTGATCGATGACGTGCTGCATTTCTATGTGGACTATAACTATCACGTCATGCGGACAAAGGAGCCGGGAATCAAGATGGGGCAATTAGAACAGGAGGGACGCCTGAAATGAGCAAAGAGAACAAGGCTCAGACGCAGCCAGCGCCTCGCTACACGAAGGAGCAGCTGGTTGAAGCCAAACGGTTTACCACGTCTGAAAAAGACATCCTGACGGGGCTGCTGGAGCCAGATAAGACGTATACGCTGGACGAAGCGGTCGCTGTGATCAATAGATTTAAGGAAAGAGAGGTGTAGGGCATGGCAGGAGGAACATGGAAAACGCAAAACAAGCAGCGCGCCGGTGTCTATATTACGTTTGAATCGACCGGGCAGTCACTGACTACCTTGGGCGAGCGCGGCGTGGTATCCTTGCCGCTGTCGCTGTCCTGGGGGCCTTCCAAACAGGTCATTATCGTTGAAGCCGGCGCAGATACGAAGGATGTCCTGGGTTATGACATTTCGGCCCCGGAGCTGCTTCCGCTTCGTGAAGCGCTGAAACGGGCTAGCAAAGTCCTGCTGTATCGGCTGAATGCCGGCACTCCGGCGACGGCCACGAATACGGGCCTGACGGTGACTGCGAAGCACGGCGGGGCTCGCGGGAACGATATCCGGATTATCGTCCAGCACAATATCGACGAACCGGCAAAGTTTGACGTTATTACGCTGCTCGCCGGCGAAGTGATGGACACCCAAATCGTCGCTGAGATCGAGGAACTGGCGGAGAACAATTGGGTCAAATTCAGCGGAACCGGCGCGCCAGACGTCACCGCAGGCCTGAATCTAACTGGTGGGGCGGACGGCACCGTGACCAATGGGGACCATACCGATTACCTAACCACGATCGAGGGCTACGATTTCCATACGATCGGACTTTTGACCTCGGACGCCACGCTGAAGCCGGTGTACACGGCAGCCATTAAGCGGATGCGGGACCAGGAAGGGAAGAAGGTTCAGGTGGTCATGGCCGATTACGCGGCCGCCGACTATGAGGGCGTGATCAGCGTCAAAAACGGCGTGATCCTCTCCGACGGTACAGTCCTGGACAAAGTAAAGGCTGTCGCCTGGGTAGCCGGCGCAACGGCAGGAGCTGCTGCAGATGAGTCTCTGACGTATTCCGCTTATGACGATGCCGTGGATGTGGATGTCCGCTATACGAACAGCGAGATCGAGGCCGCACTACGAGCGGGCGAATTCTTGTTTATCCACTCATACGGTCGTGCAGTCGTCGAGCAGGATATCAATACATTCCGCAGCTTTACAGCGACCAAGGGACCAGAGCGCTCCAAAAACCGAGTGCTTCGCGTCCTGGATAGTCTGGCCAACGATCTGAAACGGATCTTCGAACAGTTCTACATCGGCAAAGTGGATAACAACGTGGACGGCCGGGCTCTGTTCCGGAAGGAGATCGTCACCTACATCGATACGCTCGCCGGGATCGGAGCCGTGCAGAATTTTGACGCCCAGACGGATGTCACCGTCCAGCAGGGCAAGACGGCCGACAGCGTGTACGTCGAGCTCCGTGTACAGCCGGTTGACGCAATCGAGAAAATCTACATGCGGGTATTGGTCCGCTAAGGAGGGATAAGAAATGGCAGGCTTTTTGAGAGCACAGGACGCCATCTCTGGCCAGGAAGGGCGGGCATACCTCACGCTTGATAACAGGAACTATGAAATGTTCTATATCAAGACGTTGGAGGCGTCCGTAGAAAAGAATAAGTCGGAGGTACGTACATTAGGCCGCCGTGGAGTCCAGCACAAGACAACAGGATGGACTGGAACCGGGACGATGACCATTTATTATGTGACCTCGTTTTTTCGGCAGATTATGTACGAATACATCAAATCAGGCAAGGATGCA